GCCATGCAGCAGACCCTTGAAAGTGAAGGATATGCAACGGCAAAACATTATGCCGGCTTAAATTCAGCCTACTGGGGTGATGCCAAAACTCTGGCCGATATCACCAGTGACTATCAGTACGTTGAAGTATTAAGGACTGTTTTTAAAGTTGTCCGGAAGGCAAGGATTGCAGCTCTCAAGAGTATGTACGATGAGGCGGGTGATCCCCTTGCCGAGGGTGGTGCATCCGGTCTTAATTATCTTAAGGCCAATATCTGCATGGCCCTAAATACCATGAAAGCTGCCGTGCCAAAAGAACTTGCCGATTATGTGGTCACTATTCCCGAAGGCCAGGACATTGTCAACAACGGTGTGGCTGTGGAAATGCAGCTTATCGGCATACCAATCATCAGACAGATCAAGCTTTATGCCAGCTATATTTATGCGGGCAGCGGATTTGATCCAAGATTAAACTAGGGGGGAACCAATGACTATTAACGGAAATTATTATGATTGGGAAAGCGTTGAAATCCAGCTCCAGCCATCGGGCGTTGCCATTGGAGTGACGGAAATCAACTACAATGATGAGCGTGGTATTGAGGCTCGATACGGCAAGGGTGCCGTGCCCAGGGGATTTGGAAGGAAAAATTATAAAGCATCCGGATCCATGACCCTTGACAAGGATGAGGCCGAAATCCTTCGAGAAGCCCTTGGCGGTTCTTTTTACAGTAATACGCCGTTTCCGATTATTGCGTCCTATTCCAATGATGACAGGAACACCATCACGGACGTCTTGCCGGACTGCATGATCACCAAGGCTGATACATCCGGCAAACAGGATGAAGACAATGTGGGAGCGGTAAAGCTTGATTTTATTATCCTGAGCCCCATCGAATGGAATGGCAAGTCAGCATACAAATAGGATGATGGATAGTAAGAATTATCAACCAATCAAAAAGGAAATAAAAAATGGGTGAAGTACAAACAAAAGATAGCAAAGATAAAGGGTATAAAGAGTTTAGCCATGAGTTTTTTGATACGTTTGAAGGCAAAGACGTATCCTTTTCCATAAAATTTGCTAAGCCCAGTCCCCAGGCAACTGAAAAAGCGCAAAAACAAATGATGAAATCGCCTAACCGGGCCTTGAAGAATCTTTGTTTAAGCGCAGTACACCCAGACGATAAAGAGAAAATGCAGGCGGATTTTAAGGAGTATTCCGGGCTTGCATCCACCTTTGGAGGCGCACTCCTCAAAGCCAGCGGTTTTGGTGAGCTGGGAAACTAATAAAACAGGCCCGGGGGCGGCTTGAGAACGGTGATCTTTCTAAATTACAGATTTTGATCCGGCATTGGCTTCACGAGTCGCCCTCTCAAAGCCTGGAAGCTTTGATTGAACAATCAGCAGCTGCTCTTTGGCTCGAAGAAAGATTTTTTAAAAACATGGCCAGAATACTTGGAGGAAATTAATGGATAGTGTTTTTGCAGTACAAGCTGTCATGGGTCTTGTGGATAATATCACAGGCCCCTTGCGTGCTGTTCGTGGCGGCATGGCGCAAACGGAAGCCGGCGCCGGCAGGTTAAGTTCTAAAATGGGCATGCTGGCAAAGACATTACTTCCCCTTGCCGTTGCGGCCGGGATTTTTCTTGCAGCACTTGCCCCGGGGGTTGGTGCGGCGGCTGACTTTGAGTCAGCTATTTCAGGTGTCGGGGCTGTATCAGGTGCCAGTGTCAGCGAACTTGCGGCATTGGAAAGCGCAGCCCTGGATCTGGGAGCGTCAACAGCATGGTCTGCCATGGAGGTGGCCCAGGCCGAACAAAAGCTTGCCATGGCCGGTTATAGCACACAACAGAACATTGCTGCATTGCCCGGGGTATTAAATCTTGCATCTGCGGCCCAGGAGGATCTCGGAAATACCGCCGATGTCGCTTCAAATATTTTATCTGCATTTAAGCTTGAAGCATCACAGACCGGAGATGTGGCAGATATTCTGACGGCCGCATTTACGTCCAGCAATACAACCTTATCAGGCCTTGGGTCAACCATAGCCACCGTCGGTCCTGTGGCTGCAGCTGCCGGGGCATCTCTTGCAGAGGTGGCTGCCATGGCAGGCAAGCTGGGAGATGTAGGTATCCCCGCGGCTGTGGCAGGTACTGGGATTAAAATTGCTTTTCAACGACTACAGGCTCCTGCGGGTGCGGCTGCAAATCAACTCAAAGACCTTGGGATTGCAACAAAAGATTCTGTAGGCAATATGCTTCCGATTTTTGATATTCTTAAAAATCTGGAAACACAGACAGCTGCAATGGGTTCTGCGGACAGAGCCGGTGTATTAAAAAAGATTTTTGGAGAAGAAGCCATCGGTAGCGTAACAGCCCTCATGGGTACCGGCATTGATAATATCCGCGAGTATGCCGGAGTTCTTGGCCACTCCACAGGCAAGGCGGCTGCGGTGGCAACGATGCAGTTAGACAATTTCAAAGGCGCAGTTGTCATGTTTGGCAGTGCCTGGGAAGGCTTAAAGATCTCTATCGGGAAAATTTTTCTGCCCGTGTTAACGCCCCTTATTCAAGGAATAACTACTGTAGTGGGATGGCTGAACAGGCTGGCCCAGACACCTGTCGGCAAGGCAGTCATCGGTGTGAGTGCAGCCATTGCAGTTGCCGTGATTGCGGTTACAGCTTTTGCCGGTGCATCTGCCTTGGTAGCCATGGCATTGCCTTTTATTGCAGGTACACTTGCTGCGGTGGGTGCGGCATTTGTGGCCATATCATGGCCTGTGTGGGCAATTGTCGCAGCTATAGGCGTTTTATATGTTGCCTGGCGGAAAAATTTTGGCGGCATTGCAGATATTATGGCCGCATGGTGGAACAAAATTTCTTTGGTGTTTCAGGGAGTCAAAGCTGTTTTTTCTTCTCTAAACGGCACGACAGGCATGATTGAAGGTGAGCTTTCAAAAAATATCAAAGCGGCGGGCCTTGTGGGCCTGGTTACCACTGTGGGGAAAGTAGTTTATAGAATAAAGATGTTCTTTGCAGGAATGTGGGACGCTCTAAAATTCAGCATTTTGGGCATTGCCGATATATTTCGGCCCGTATTTGCCAGTATAATGTCTGCGGTAACTCCCTTGTGGGATATATTAAAGGCTGTGGGTTCCGTGATTGCCCAGGTCGGTGCGGCGTTATGGGGCGTATCAGCGTCAACCGATGTTTCCTCCTGGAGAACGTTCGGGGAGGTTGTGGGAATTATTGTAGGCGGCTCCATCCAGATGCTGGCCTGGGCAATCAGGCTGGTGATAACTCCATTAAAGTGGCTATTCGATATTATAGGTTTTTTGCTTTCGGCTTTTGTGAGTTTAGGCGAAGGTATCGGCACAGCAGCAGGATGGATTGTTGTCAGCCTTGAAGCTCTGCCTGCCATGTTCGGACGTATTGCAGACGGTATGTCTAATGCTTTTAGTATGGTATTCGGCTGGATAACTGGAAAAATCACGGGCCTGTCTAATTTCTTCTCCGGTATCGACTGGTCCGGCCAGGGGACAAAGCTGATGGGCACATTGGTGACAGGTATCAAGTGGGCGTTTATGAATCTAACTCCTGTCGGATGGCTGATCCAGGCATTCTCGGGGGTAAAAAGTTTTCTTGACGGTATTGATCTTTCAGCGTGTGGTGCAAAGCTGATGGGTACATTGGCAGCAGGTATCAAATCAACCTTGAACCTTCCAATGGATCTTGTCAAAACAGGTTTATCAAAAATTCGAAATTTGCTGCCGTTTTCTGATGCTAAAGAAGGGCCTCTTTCCGCCTTGACATCATCCGGCCAGGCCATAATGAACACGCTTGCCACGGGAGTAAAGCAATCGGTGCCGTCCCTTGTCGATGCAGTCAAGGGCGGTGCAGCCGTGGCGGCTGCATCATTGATCCTTGCAGCTCCGCCAGCCACGGCCAGCCAGGGGATGGCGTTGCCAACGGTACCGGAACTGTCGGCATCTATGGCCGTGCCTGAGCTCAATACTCTGGAGCCGGTATCCTTGCCCATCACCACCCAGACACCCTTGCTTGATTCTTTGGCGGTACCCACTGTCACTCCGGAAATCAAAACTCCGGACACCCTGGGTATTGAATTTAATGTGGCACCACCGGTAATGCCTGCCTTAGATCCTTTGGTTACATCAATGGCCGTGAACGAGGCCGAATTGCCAACGGTACCGGAACTGTCGGCATCTATGGCCGTGCCTGAACCAGGTGAAAATATTCCTGGACTGAATGATCGGACATCCCCGGTACCGGCAATGGAAAACAGAACGATGACGACAAAGAATTCCAAAAAACAGGTGGTGATAAGCATCGGCAATATTACCCTGCCCGGGGTGAGTGATGGCCCGGGATTTGTAAAGGATCTACAGCAGTTTTTGGAGGAATACGATGTCTGATGGCATATTAACATTTGACCACG